ACAGTACGCGGACTGACGAGCTAGTTGCGTACAACGAGGTAATACAAGATGGGACAAACAACTTTTAGTGGTCCGGTGAAGTCTCTCGGCGGATTCAATGCTGTCGGGTACAACTGTGAAGTTACGATTGCAGACGGAACGGATAATCTCACCCTTGATGCGGATACGCATGGTGGTAGAATCCTGTATTTGCTAGATGCGAGCATGGCGTTCACTCTCCCTTCTATTGTGACCACGGAGCCTACGGATAAGACTGATCCGAACCAGCTTTGCAATCTTGGTCTCACTTTCAGTATCTACTGCGCCATCGCTCAGACTACTTTCACTTTGACGACCGCATCAGATGACAATTTCGTTGGTATCTATGCTTGCTTGCATGAGACCACGAATGAAACGGATCATTTCTTTGCTGATGGTGATGATGATGTCATGACCATGAATGGCACCACACAGGGCGGTCTGATTGACAGCTACATCGAAGTTACTGCTACTACGCGAGGATGGTTATGCAGCAAGTCTATTCCTCTCGGTAGTGGTGTTCTTATCACTCCATTCTCGTAAGAACTAAGCAAGGGGGAGAGCTAAATCTCTTAGCACCCCGATTGCGACTATTGGGTAATTAACTTGTGGTGGCACCTTCGGGTGCCCCATTTTGAAAGGAGATAACCAATGCCCCTGAGAATAGTCCAAGGCGAGAAGCCTGCAAAGAAGAAGCCTGCAAAGAAGAAGGCTGCACGCAAGAAAATACCTATTCCGTTGGAAGTCGGAACTGTTTTTAAGAAGAATCAGGGTCTTAAAAAGGGTGGAAGAGTTAAGAAGTAGATAGGTGTGGCACCTTCGGGTGTCCCCTAATTCCTTATGCCTTACAAGATCAAGAAAACAACTGGCAAGAAGCCTTATAAGATCGTTGCCGATGGAAAGATCGTGGGCAGTTCTGCGTCTAGGCGTAGTGCTGAAGCATCTATCAGGGCTCGCTATTCTGGAGAGAGGTCAAAGAAGAAATGAAATCGACTGGCCTTTCAAAAGTTGATAGATTCCTAGCTGCAGAAGGTCACGCATCTTTCCGGTTGCCTAGACCCTTCATGACAAGGAAAAGAGATTCCAGTACATTTAGTGGAGCAGGGTCGCTCAATACCTGCGGTTCGATTAGTTCATTGTTGGGTTCGTATGATAGTAGTGTTTCAATCAGCAGTGGTATGGGCCTTTCCAACGTCACGGTTACGGTTGATGCCGCCCTCACTCCTTATCTTTCGGCGGGAATGATTGTTGTGGACAGTGCCTCGGGAACCAAATTCAGGAATGGTTCATCTAATAATCTTACAAGGATAGTCAGCGTAGACGCTGCTATCAGAATCACAGTTGATAATGTTCTTACTTCCGGAACCTCCTCGGCCATGTTTGCTTATCCCGGAAATACCTTGATGAAAGAGAGTCCCGGTCAATACTACCCAGGCAAGGCGTCTATACCTCCTCCGGCATCCGGTAAGTTGTATGGCGAAATTACTGCGACCTCAGCAAAATATTTGGATTATTCTGACTTCACACCGGGACCAACCAATAACTATATTTTTACGACAACTGGGGGCGATGCGACAGTAAGCTCATCACATCTGCTGGTAGCCGAACACACAACGGGCGATGGCTTGGGGTCGAATGTTCGTATCATGTGGATGGCGTTTTATACTACAGGTAGTTTAACAACCAGAGAATTGTCGATAAAGAGTTGGGAGACTGGCGATGTGGTGTTTGAGTTATCCAGTCGCGAAACTAGTGCAGCTGGTCCCAAGGGAATACAGTTTGCGGAGGTACCCATGGGAGGAATATTCTGCGAAGGGGGGGCTGTATTTCAGTGGGGTAATGGCACATCAGATTCCGCCCCCGGGACTGTTTTAGTAGGGTATCAGATATGAGTGAAGCAGACTCAAGACAACTGATATGCACAACATTCAATCCGGAGTCAGACGGTACGACAATCACTATATCGGGGAGGATCCGACTGTTCGCATTTTCTTCAGTGGGTATCTCAGGCGGGTCGAATGTTTTGAATTTTAAGAACGGAGATCGGAGCGGGGATGTGATCCTTCCCATACTGACTCAGAGCAATGATAATTGGGGTGGGTATATCAATCTCTTCAGGTTTAGTCCTTCAGGTATCCTTTTCCCCGATGGGCTATTTCTTGATGTTGTGAACACCAACTACGCAACGAATGCCTCATTCTTCTACCAAGGGGGTGGATGATGCCCTTTGGTTTCAATGCTGTACGAGGAAAAGTTCTCGTGGATGGGGATACAATCTCCGGGAGAGTTTATGTCTTGGGTCTTTCGGTACAGCCAACTTATGCTGCTGCGGAATCACCTTTAGCGGAGAAGGTAGACGCCCTTATCCAGTTAAAAAATGGGTCGGATGACACTGGTGATGTACTCATTGAAGTGCCTGTTGTGATGATGAACGCATACCCTGCTGGGATTGGGTTTGATTACGTTGAACATGGTGGATACGTTCTCTTTCCGGATGGGTTGTACACAGATCTTACATTCACCACTCCCGTAAGTGGTGGTACAGCTTTTATGGCTTTTTCGGTTTCTTATCAGGTCTAATTATGAAAATTATTCAGTCTGCATACTTTGTGACAACGAGTGGTGAGTCCTACAGGAAGAAATTCGCTGATGGTAGATGCAGGCTTCACGGTGTTTGGATGGTTCCAGCCGCCGCCACATCCTCCGGCCCACCTCCGCAGATAAAGTTTTCAACAGGAAATGACTACGCAGATATAAGGTGCCAGCTTACATCTCCTGTCAATTCAGCCTCATACTGGTATTCAGGTGGATGCGTTTACGATATCCCATCGGATGGAATACTCTTCGAAGACGGTATTTATTTTGAAGGAACCGCAAGCACTCTTCGCGCAACGATATTTTTCAGCGGTGGAGCAAAGGCATAGTCATGGGATTGATTAAGAACAAATCAGTTAGTATGTATGTTGATGTTTCAACTGGATTTAGGGAAATAGAACCTGCGGGTACACGGTGCAAGTTGTATGGCATACAGGTTGGAGTGTATAGTGAAGAGGGTGATAAATCATTTACTCAAATTACCATTCTTCCCGATAATGGTAGGAATGTCCAATTGAGAACCGGATCGTCCACTGGCTCTGTTCTGTTTGATGTGGCTATACCATTTACTGTCAGTGGTGGTTACAATTATGTTGGTGAGATGCCGTATGTTTTCAACCTTGATCCCAATTATGTTCTCTTCGATGATGGTATCTTCATGGATGAAATATCGGATGCTATTGCTGATGATACAAGTAGCAAGAAACTATTCGGTACCAATGTTCAACTTTCATTGTTTTATGAAGTCTAATACTTATGGATAGAGTATCTCCTACCGCATTCTGGTCTGTTATATCAATCGTTGCTGCCTCAATAGGCGGCATTTTTTTTGTGATGATCTCCCATGCGGGCCAAGCAAAGCATCCCGAAGCAGCGCATGAAGATGACGTATCTAGCGTTCAGGTTCATGTGGCCAAGGTGGCGACTAAGGTCGATCACAACTCAGTAATTCTTGGGGAAGTAAAGATGGACTTACGAGAGCTTAGGGTTGAGCAGAACAGTGCGAATCAAAGAATTTTAGACGCCATCGGAGAGCGATAAATGGCCGTTAACACAACAACAAGCTTTAACCCCGATGTGGGTGACATTGTCGAAGAAGCCTTTGAGCGTGCCGGTCTGGAGATGGTTTCCGGGTATGACTTGAGAAGTGCTAGGCGAAGTCTGAACTTGATGTCCATTGAATGGACTAATCGTGGGATCAACCTCTGGACCGTTGAGGAACAGAAGATTGCCAAAAAGATAGTGAGCGGAACCGTTTCTAGCCTGACCACCAATTTCCTTGAGAAGTCTGTTTACCAGTACCAATGCGATGATGGCACCTTGGCGATTGTAGACATGATTCTAAGAACGGATGATGCCGATGTATCGAAGCAAACAGATTACGTCTTGAACCGGGTGTCCAGGGAAACCTATATGGGCGTTCCCGCGAAGCTAACTGAGGCCAGACCGACTCAGGTGTATGTGGATCGCCAGCAGGGTGAGGTGATCATGAATCTTTGGCCCGTGCCGGATGAGTCCAGCAAGTACAAGTTGGTTTACACGCGAATTCGCCGCATGACTGATTCCGGTCCCGGTGGTACATACAATCCCGATGTTCCGGATCGCTTTTGGCCAGCTTTGGTTGCAGGCTTGGCCTACAACATTGCATGTAAAAGACCAGAGTCAGAGAACAGAATTCAGATGCTCAAGCAGAACTATGAAGAACAATTCCAGTTGGCAGCAGATGAAGACCGGGAAAAGGCTCCTGTGCGGTTCTATCCTGGGGGGTATCAGTTCTAAATGGCAGCTTATGCCTACGGAAAGAAAGCGATTGGTTACTGCGACCGTTGTGGTTTCCAGTACCCACTCCATGAACTCAAGCAGGAAGTGGTTAACCTGAATGTGACCAACATGCTTGTGTGTCCCGAGTGCTGGGATCCTGATCAACCCCAGACGCAGCTTGGTCGATATCATGCGAGTGACCCGCAAGCATTGCAGAATCCTAGACCGCCTTTGGGGTTGGCGGAAAGCCAACAGTTTATAAACTCGGCCAGTGGTAGTCCCTTGGAGATTCTTAATCCGGAGCGTTGTGAGTTTGGTCTTGGTACTGATCGACCCTTTAATGGCACAAGGCTTGACACAAAAAGTAGCACTTGGTGGGATCTTAGAAATCTTGATGGTTTTACTTATTCTGTAGGCGGAAAATTTCCACCGGAAACCGGAGAAACTGGTGGTATTTCGGTTGCGGGCGGAATATTGAGTTGCCCTTGGGTTCCAGACACAACGGGAGCAACAACCGACGAGCCCATCGCATACAATGCAAATTTATGCAGTTTGGAATACTGGGACTGGACTGGTGGCGGTGGTAATCCCAAAATAAGTATGGTTAAGAATCGTTATCTACAGATGAAGATTAGAGTAACTAGTTGGGGTGACAACTATCCGGCCCTCTACGCATCGGAAGATCCTTGGTTGGGTCGGGTTTTTTGTGGTGTCACTAACCCGTCAATAGGTAACTATCCATATCCCTTCGGGACGCAGAATTCGCCAAACTCTATTCAGATGGATATCTCAAATCCGGGCTTTACGGGTGATGATTCCGAAGAAGATATATGGCATATCTTACAGTGGGATCTGATGGATGACGGAGCGGGCGAGTCGGGTAAGGTAAGCTCTTGGGTTCAGAGTGCAGCCCTTGGATTCACTGTGACTTGTTTTAGATTCGATATATTTAAGTATGGTGATTCCGTAGGCGATCAGGCCAAGGTCGATTTTGATGTTGAGTACGTCAAATTTACAGATAGTTTGACATAGGAGTAGAGAGATGCCGAAAGTAGGAATGAAGAACTTTTCATACGATCAGTCAGGAATGGACAAGGCGAACGAAGAAGCTCGTCGCACGGGTCTTCCTGTTGAATACGAAGACCGAAACTATGCCCAGTACAATGCGGGCGGTCGGGTTAAGACCAAGAAGTATAGCAATGGCGGTTCTGTCAAGGGCGGTTCTAAGGCGACCAAGTAATGGCTTTAACTTACATAACGCTCATACAGGCAATTGAAGAATATACCGAGAACACGAACTGGGGTACCACCAATACCCAGATCGATACCATTATTCAGCAGACTGAAGAGCGTATTAACCTTGCTGTGAATGTGACGAACTACAACACAAAAGCGGTAGATGGTGATTTGGTTGATCAAACCAGTGATGTTGTTATATCTGGCACTGGTCCGGGTGTGGCCGCAAGCAATGTAACATCGCCTATAACTCCGTTGTACATGAAGATTCGTGCTGGTTCAGCTACGGGTGATTCTGAAACCCCTTGGCAGTATTTGCTTTTGAAGGATTACAATTTCCTTCAGGAGTATGCTCCGATTACGCATGACACCACTGATGGTGCCCCGAGGTACTACAGCTTTTACAATGATTCAACGAACGATGGTTTGGCTACGTTTGCCATCGCGCCGAGGACAGACGGTAATTACCGGTATGAGATTTTGTATCTCTTCCAGCCGCCTTCCATTATCACTGACGACTCCGGTACATGGCTAAGTACCCATGGTTCTTCAGCCCTTCTATATGGATGCCTAGTAGAGGCATACACCTTCATGAAGGGTGAACCCGATCTCATTCAACTTTATGACGCTAAGTTCAAGGAGGCCCTGCAGGTGATTATTGCATCTCAGGGGGGATCCTTCAGGAATGCAACTTACCGTGATCAGGCGTTAAGGGGCGCTGCTTAAATGGCATCTAATTACAGTAGTAATCTAAATATGGAGCTTATCACCTCCGGTGAGCAGGCTGGTACATGGGGCGACACAACCAACCAGAACTGGAAGCGGATTGAAGAGTCGCGTTCTTACGCAACGCAGGATCTTGGCGGTAGTACGGCAGTTGTAAACTGGACACTTCCGGATACTGTAGATGCTTACACTACGGCTGCTTTAGAAAGTAGTTCTTCAGGGAGAGCATCTTTCGTAAAATTTACAAACGGAAATTCCGGAGGAACCACTGTTAATATCAGGGGTAATGGTGATGGCGATGACCCGAATCGTGTCTTTTTTGCAAGAAATGCTTCTGGGGAGTTAATTCAATTTGATTGTGGTGATGGTACACATTTTGCGTTGCAAGATGGAGCGACGGCAATCATTTACTGCACGCCAACAGGCAACGAGGTAGGCAATGTTTTCGACACATTGCAAGTGGGAGGCAATGCTGGTGGAACCGCTGGCCTAATCCTGACTGGCGGATTAATCACTGATGTAAGCGGTGAGATTAGTTTCGGTAATGAAAACTTAACGACTACGGGCACCCTTGATGTTGGAAATGTATCTATTTCTGGAAGAATAATTAGCGCATCAGACACAGACGGAAAGCTAACCCTTAATGCAAACGGCTCTGGCAATATTGAATTGTTTTCATCAGGCACTGGTTCCCTAACCCTAAATGATCAAAGCATCGTTAATGTCGGTGATATTAATTGTGACTCTGTAAGTGTCGATGATGCTGCGGTTGGTCTGAACATAGCCTTCGGCGGAAACACAACGCTGAATAAGATTAGTTTGACCGACGATCTTGCAGAAGCTCTTACTATTGAAGAGAACGGTAGCGATTACATTAAGTTTGTTACCACTGACGACAGTGAGCAAATAGTCTTCGGTCAGGACTCCACATTTGCATCAACAACGATTGCAAACCTAGGAACAGTAACTACTGCCGATATTAACGGTGGGACAATTGACGCAACAAACATCGGAGTAGGCACTGCTGGCACGGGCAGGTT